ACACCCACTCTATTTAAATACCGTCTTTTTGTCACTGTGTGTCACTGGTTGTCACTCTCCGTCACGGTATGTCACCACAAGTTAACGTCGTAACCGCTCCGGCTTCTTCCAGTGGTAAGTAATTTTTTCTTTCTCCTGGTACATCTCCACGCGGCGACGATATGACAACAACTCCAGAACTCTGGTGCGTATATTGCGTATATCCACGCCGTTAAGCTCGATACCGTCACGGCGCATCACCTCAGCCACCACACGCGCGTAATTTTCGGCTATCACGCTGTCCGGCTGCGTGGCCTCCTGTTTGCCTGCTTCCTGGCTGATTCCGGTAACGCGACGGATTATTTTTAGTAGTTCGGTTTCGCTCATTCTCGTCATACCCCATCAAACGCCGCAAGCCGCTCTTTGTGGCTGTCGCTTATATCAAATGCAAATTTCTCATGTTCTGCCTGGAATGTGCCAAACGCCATCAGAGCCGCAACGCTCGGGTCTATCTTGTTGGATGATTTTTTCTTGTTCGGCTTGATATTGGCGTTCGCGTCACTCTGCATCACAACATTACTCATTGACCAGGCCAGCACCGGATCGCCACGATGCACAATCACCTTCCGGTTAACAAAAACTTCGAACGATTTCGCCGCCGGACTGAAACGAAGGTATGTTTGCGGGAACGGCTCCACCTCAAATCCTGCCCCCTGTAGCTGCGTCCTCAGGTGCGTGGCGTTCCATGTATCGAAGCCCACCAGCCTGATATTGAAATTCTCTGCATCCGCCATGATGTCATCACGGATACGGTCATAATCAATGCAGTCACCCGGTGTTGTGCGTATCCAGCCCGCCTTTACCCACTGGCGATAGATGGCGCGGTTTTTATTGGCGGGGTTCTGTAGCTGAAATTCAGGCAGATAGTGACGGGAAACCAGCATAATCTTTTTACCGACCGGAAAGGCATAGCACACGCTGGAAATATCGCTGGTTGATGATAAGTCCAGCCCCGCGTAGCACTCCTGCCCGTATAAATCCGCCTCCGCGAACGTTCCGGCGCACTCCGCCCATGCACCGTTACCCATCCACGGCGTAGCCCCCTGACACCAGATATTGAATCGCTTGGTGAGCATTTCCACCCACTGCGACGGAATACCCCGCGCTTTCTGGATGGTTGAGGCCAGTTTTTCACGATCGACGGAAACATCGATATTGGGATTCGCCTTTATCCACATCGCCGGATCGTCAACCTCGCTTTCATCATCCAGCTCGTAAATCAGCACGAACATGGATTCGTTCACCTCTTCACCATCCAGTATCTGGCAGCAATAGTCATAGTGTTGTTTACAGGCTGAAACAACGTTGCTCCCCGATGTGGTGATGGCAAATAACAGCCCCTCCGGACGCGCCCCCATTCCCAGTTCAAGCGCGGAATAAACCCCGTTGTCAGGGTGCAGGTGATATTCATCCACAATGGCAAGACTCGGGTTTGTACCTTCAATGGTTGCCGCTTTTGCTGCCAGTGGCTTTAACAGGCTGTTGGTTTTCGGGTGTATCACCTTGTGTGCCTGAATATTTACCCGCTTTCGTAACGGTCGGGATAAAAGGCACATCTGACGCGCATCATCAAACACGATCCGCGCCTGATCACGACTCACGGCGGCGGTGTAAATATCCTGCTGCCCGTTTTCCATAACCAGAAACCAGTTAGCCAGGATAGCGGCGACCGTGGATTTGGCATTTTTTCGCGGCACTTCAATGAATGCGCTGGTGTATTTGCGCCGTCCGGTGGCCTTAACCTTAAAGCCCAGGATGCACGCAAAGGCGAACTGCTGCCACGGCTCCAGCTCAATGGGGCTACCGCGCATTGCGCCTTTTACGTGCGGACACACCCTGGAAAAGGCAATAAACCGCTCCACGACCTCCGGATCGAACGTGTAAAGGGGGTTTTCAAGGTCAGAAAAATACCGTTTAACGGCCTGTTTCAGTCGTTTACAGGCCGTAATTTTGCCGTTTTTTACGCCTTCTGCGTACTCATGCCAGGCGGTCAAGCTCGTCCTCTTCCTCTGTTTCCGGTGGATTTCTGCGGCGACTTACCGGGTCAAAACCCAGCAAAGAAGCCATTTTGATCATTATTCTTTCAGCGTCAGCCTTTGCGCTCAGGGCGGGGTTTCTGCTCTCGCTGCCCTGACTGTTAACAATGCTGAACCCGCGCGTGGCAAGGTCTTCGACGGCTTTGCGGTATATGGAGTAGTTAACGCAATACAGCTCCAGATTGCTCCAGTCGGCGGGGGTAAGGTCTTCCCGTCCGGAAAGCTGGCGCGATTTTTCCTTCCACTGCCTGACCGCGATTTCATCCAGGTAAGCGGGGGCTTTTGGTGGTCTTGCCATGTTCTTTTTTCGCCCAATTATTTTCAAAAAAATTCCCGTGCACAAAAATTTGAGGAGGCGGTCGGTGTCCGGCAGGGACGGTTTCGTCCTGAAAACCACCCCCACCCCCTCTGACGGCCTCACCAGCGATTGCGAAAACATTCCATGACCTCGCGGTCACGGTCGGTTAATCGCTTCGCTGTGGTGCGTTCTGTGCGCCCTGTCCTGTTGGCTTTGTGCCCTGTCTCCTGTGTCTTCCATAAGTCACGCTGCCTTATCAGTCCACGTATCAGCCTGGTTTGCTCCTGTTCAGTCATCATCGCCATACATCCAGTCGTTACGGTGTGCTGCCCGTTCTTCCTGCTCGCGATACATGCCCGCCTTACGGTTCGCTTTCGTGGCTGGATCTTCCCGTGTCGTCTTACGGTTGTGGCACGTCTGGCACAATGCCTGGTGGTTCCACTCAGGCCAGAAGAGAACATCACCGCCGCCATTGATGGGGATGATGTGATCCACCACAAGAGCTGGCGTATAAATCCCCTTAGCCAGACAACGCACGCATAACGGGTTTTTGCTCAGGTACAGGGCGCGGTATTTGTCCCACTGTCGGGAATACCCGCGCGCGCGGCGGTGTCCCCGTCTGGCATCCTCTGCACGCCATACAGCCCGTCTGTGCTCTTCACACTTGCCGGACTTCACGCGCTTATTACAGCCCGGCTCAGTGCATCGCCTTAATGGTTGCCACGGCATCAGTACACCCCCACATCACGATAAACCGACCAGAGCGCAGAAATAGCCATAGGCAGTTCAGACTGCTCCACTGGTGAAACTGCTTCCCTGTTCTCGTACAGGAAAGCGATGTACATCAGGCAACCAACACGCATTGCCGGGGTAAATTCCAGCCCGTCTTCAAAACGTTTCCCGATATGCTTCTGGCAGGCTTCCAGCGCCGCATCGGTATACATTTTCAGAAGTTCGCCTTCACCGGATAAATCATCATCAAGTCGAAGATGTGCCCTGACTTCATCAGGTGTAATTCTGGCTTCACTCATCTTTTCTCCCTTTAATTTCCACAGTCTGTTTCCATGCCTGGCTGAACTCATCACCACCTTCACGCGGCGGCATACCCTCGCGTTCGCGAGCTTCGTTCTGATTCATGATCCCGCTCTTAATCCCTTTCTCATACGTGGCATAACGTTCGGTGGGTGTGGCGCGCAGTAAATCGGCTGAATCAAACTCAACCAGATAACGGGTACCAGGTACGGGAGAAGTCACCAGCAAAGCGGCCTTGATTTGCTGTTCGAAGTTCGCCAGCCACGGGCGCATTGTCATGGTCAGAAATGCGCGGCTCGCCTCACTGAAATTGCTGTAGGTGCTGTTGCTGTATTCCTGAAGAAAAATCGGCGACACGTTGAACATCCTGGCGATGTCTTCAATGGAGAAGCGACGGGAGGCCAGCCATTCCGCATCCTGGTTACTCATCCCCAGCTGCCTGTAATCCATGCCCCCTTCAAGGATTGGCGTTTTTCCGGCATTTTTCGCCCCCTTGTAGCGTTCCAGTGCGTCTAATGCCTGTTTACCTTTCACGCCGTCCAGCCATTCACCTGACGTGATAATCCCTGCCGCCATCATGCCATCTTTCATAATGCTGGCTCCGTGACGCTGTTGAGCAAGGCCAAGCCCCAGCGCCTCACGGCAAATCGTGACGGGGGAACGCCCCAGAAAGCCATTATCCGAGGCATAGCGGAGATGCAGAACTTCTTCCTGTAAATACGTGCGCACCGTTCCTGTACAGGGTTCGGTGATGGTATAGCGGTATTTGTGTGTGCCTGTGCGTTCCGGTACAACACACCCCGGCGCATAAGGATGAAGTGATTTTGGCTGCCCGTCCCGCCCCCACTCAATAACCGCATAGGCGTTACCGTTCAGCAGGCAGTGACGCATCATTGTGCGTTTAAACTGGTAAGGTGTCAGGCACGAATTAGGCTGCTCATTCAGCAGAATATCTACCGGGTGACTGTCCAGCCATTCCCGCGCCTCTCTGCCCTTGTCATTACGTACCAGATACAGGTAACACGGCATCGTGGCCACCGCCTCAGCGATGACAGAAACCGCGTTCATCACAGCAGGCAATGATTCAGCCGTCCCGGCAGAAACATATTCTCCGGATCCGGTATTTGGTACACCAGACAACGCCAGAAAATCATCAATGGACAGGTTACGCAGATCGCTTTTTTTACGACTAAAAGGCCACCACATATCACAACCCCGCCAGTTCAGCCCAGCGATGACGATTATTTCCTGCCGGGCGTAATTCAGGGTACTGTGCAAACAACGAACGGTGGGCAATCTCCACGCCGGATTCGGGATAAGCAGGCATCGATGTTATCGTGATTTCACGGAGTTCTGCGGCGGTTACAGTACGCAGATACGGTTTTTGCGCGATATTCCACTCCTCGCATAATGCGCGAAAGCCAAAGCTCATTCCTGTAATATCGCCACGTTCCACCAGCGTAAGCACATCTTTTCCAAGCTGGGTATTTGGCGGTGTCAGTTCAAAACGTAGCCCGGTGTTATCCTCAGTCAGTACCAGTGAGCCGGATTTGGTACGCCCCAGCAGTCGGGTATAGTCATGCTCATACAGACAGCGCACATCATTACCCGTCGCCAGATAGTCAGCAAAAGCCCCCGGCGTGAACTGTTCGCGAAACTCGTCCCAGATAATTTCTGAAAGGCTGTTCCAGCGAACGGCATAACCCACCAGTTTTTTATCGCTGGCGGTCAGTTCAGATGTACGGATTTCAAAATCGGTGTTTTTCATCGGTGTACTCCATAAAGCTGAAAAAGGAGGCCGAAGCCCCCTTTGCTCATTACTTGCCAGCCTGAATTTCCAGAATCTTGATGGCGTTCGAATCCACCACACCACCGCCCAGATATTTCTGGGTATAGATGTTAATGAATCCAGGCTCGCTGAAATCCGGACGGGTACGCGTACCGGTTTTATGGTCAACGATGAAATAACCGCGCTTAAAGTCACCGACTGCAATCACACCGTCCGGCATAAATTCCAGATATTCAACCGGAAGCCCCAGCAGAGAATCAGGATCACCAGCCTGTAAACGATCGCGCCAGATGTAATCACCAGTGGCATTTTTCAGTTTTTGTGCGGAGGCGGCTGTATTTGAGTTCATCACCCATACAGCTTTTTTGCGGTACTTATTGCGCAGCGTAAATTTCAGGTCAATCAGCATATCGGCGCTGAGACTGCCAGTCACTTTTTTCGTCTGGAGCGTACCGAAAGGACGGGTTTTGTCATTATCCGTAGTGCGCGGGAAAGTCAGGAAACCTTTGGCTTTTTTCTCGCCATCACCGGAAACCAGATCCGTTTCTTCGGTATCAACGAAAGTGTCGCCAATTTCAGAAGATAACCAGCCCATAATATCGACTTCGGAAAAATCGATAATTTCCTGAGTGGTTTTCGGGTAAGCGTAGATCGGATACAGGCGGATACTGACTTCATTCAGTTTTGGGGTTGCCGTCTGGTTACGTGCCGCACCTTCTTCGCCGTGTCCCACGACCGCGCCCCCGGCAGAAACCAGTTGCTTAAATTCATTACTGTGAATGGTTTTAACAGTACAGATTTTACGCATCACCGACTCATCAGAAAGCTGACGCATAATTTCTCTGTTCAGTTCCGGGATAACCGTATAACCACCATCAGCCGGAACACTGCCGGACAGGTTGCGGGTTTCCCCGGTCAGAATGTAAGAGCGTAGCTCATTTTTGGTGATTTTATCTTCGACGGGAACACCAGGCTGGTTACGTTCTTCATCAGCCACAGACTCGAGGCGGGAAATTTCTGTGTCGAGGGAATCGGCTTTTGCACGCAGTTCATCAAACTGTTTGCCTTCGTCATCGTTCAGGCTGCGGTTTTCACTGTCGGCTTTTTCCAGCAGGGATCGCATCTGGTTTTTCAGGACGGTTTTTTGCTGGCGGAGTTCGATTAATTTCTTCATGAAGGTTTTCTCGCATTGGTTAAGATTCAGGACGTGAAACCAACACGGGGGGAGCGCCGCCCGACACTCTCGGCATCTCGCAGATCAACCCGGCATCGCGCAGGGGGTCAGGCGGCATTGTGGCGGCTCACGTCTGAGTGCCACACGCCAACATATACATAAAAATCAGTATGTAAACATCAACCAGAATCACCGAACAACCTGGAACAACCACGAACAAATAATTTACAAAACCTGAAAAAAGGCCCGGAAAAAATCCGGGCCTTTATCGCTTTATTGTTTCACTGGCTCCCGCATTCTGCGTCTTATTTTCCACAAATATTCGATCATCGCTTCCACCTGCTCACGGTTGGTTGCGAAAATTTCCCCGGTCAGTGAGCTACGCAGAAAATCATGATGATCCACAAAAAATAACGCATCGGAAGAAAGCAACCGACGATATTTTTTTGCTGTCGTGGTTTCCAGATCATCAAAACCATGAAGCTTTTTATGTTGCTGAACTTCTTCAAATGTCACTGGCATGTATCCCCCTTTGCTGCCCGGCGCTGGCGCTTGTGCTTCTCATTCAGCACCATCAGCCGTGTTTCTGCCTCCTGCTGTTCCTGTGGTGTCACTTCCCCACATGGCTGGCCTTTCAGATCGTAACGTGCGCCACCAGCTATCAGGGCGCGGTAATAGCGCGGAGACTGCGCATAGGATGCCAGCGTCGCACGTAATACCCCCGGCCCGAATGCCAGCCCCCTGACGGCGATATCCTGCATCAGGTCGTCGAATATCCCCACCTTAAGCGGCTTCGGTGCTTTATGGCTGAATAAGTCAGGCCACATCTCAGTGAGGCGGTTAACGCGTCGGCGGTTTTTGCGCTGCCTTTTGGTCATATGCTGCCACGGTGTCGCCCCTGTGGGCTTCTGCTGTGCGTTCTGATTGCCGGGTATCACTTTATGCGCCGATGTGGTTTTATCCTGCTCTTGCGCCGCCTGCGTCGTTTTCTGCGGCGTGCCGTAAATGCCTTTCGGCTTCCGGTTAATGGTCAGCGTTGTCATGCCTTCCCCTGTAATTACTCTGTTCGCTGTTGTGAATTAAAACGGTATGTTATCCCCGTACGGGTCATCGTGCTGGCTTGTCTGTTGTTTTGCCCTGTTCAGTGCGTCAGTGGCCTGGCCCTGTTGACCTTTTTTGCCGCCCGGTCGCGCCGTTCGCGCACTGATTACGCTGTCTGCAATAACCTGCCAGCCCTGCCGCGTTTCCCCGTTCTGGCCTGTCCACTGGCTCACCTGCATGTTACCCGCCACGCTCACCAGTTCGCCTTTGTGGTGTTTTGCCAGTGCGTCGGCCTGTCTGCCAAACGCCAGGACAGATAACCACATCGTCGCCGTTCCGTCATCTGCCTGGCTGCACGGCAGGGGAACCGCCATACTCGCCATCGCCATTTGTGTCCCTTTGCTGGTGGTCTTTAACTGCGGGTCAGCCACCAGCCGCCCGTAAGCCGCTATCTGTGCTGTCATGCTGTCTGTTCTCCGGTTTTAACGTTGATTGTTACGCTTGTTTACACCCTTACGGTGAAATTCTGCGGGTTATAATCGCACTTTTGCGGGTTATAACTGCCGTTTTGCGGGTTACGTGCGGGTTATTGATTTCCTTTTTATTCATACAGTTAATGCACTTACACACAGGATAACCCGCATAACCCGCAACTTTTTACATCACACAGGGGGTTAATCTTCTGCCTCAGGCTGGAACATCAGCACGTAAAAAACATGCTGCTTCCCCCCAATTTTGCTGAGCGCCTTTTTCTTGTAACGGCGGTCGTTCCCCTTTTCCAGCATCCCCGCCGCATCAAGCGCTCTTGCAAAATGCGACGGGTTAAATCCCTGTGCGATCTCACCTTCAAACACATGCGGGAACGTGTAAAAACGGAACTCGTCATCTTCGTTTCTGATACTCCCCTTTCTGTATCCGGCAAGCTCTTTAATCGGTAAATCACGCTCGTCGGTGTTGGGCCACGGAAGGTATCTGCTGAATCCGAACGACGCTAAAAAAGCCTCTGCCTGTTCAACCATCTGTTTAAACTCCCTGTTACCCGTGCCGAATTCCTTCACCCAGGCATAAAAATTATGCTGTATGGCATCGCGGCATTCCTGCTCATCCCAGCCAGTAACATGACCGGAAAGCACAAGCGCGGCCTCCAGTATGGCAAAACGCTCACCCACGCGGTGGACCTGCTCGCCGTAGCTCTCCGGTATCAGGTTGCGCCACCGTTCACGGCATGCCCTTACCGTGTCCTTTGCTTCCTGCTGGTGGTTTGCCAGCCATTTAACCCATTCACGACCCGCCGCCCCGTGATTTTCTGTCCAGGCATCCTTTAACGCGTCTGCGTGTGCCTTTCCGGTGCTGTATTCGTGAAATTGTGTGGCTTTTTCCATTGGCACGTTAAGCAGGCGGACAAGCTGCCCCGCCTTGACTTTTATCCCTTCCGTTTTGAGGAATGTTTCAACGTCCATTTCTCCGGTACTGATTGCCACCGTGCGCCAGTGTTTGATCTCCCTGTTGCCGCCGTCCTTTGCCCCCTGTAATTTCCCGGAACCGTTAAACAGCGTATAGGCTGACGTGGACACCTCCCGCGCGTTTCCGGCCTGACCTATTTCATCCAGGGGTAACAGCCCGTCATTATGTGCTTCGGCCTCGTTGGCGATACCTAACGCCGTGCCGTACCAGGTCAGCCGTTGTGCGTCCGGCTCTCCCCATAAACTGGATGCGATGTTCTGTGTGGTGGTTTTCCCTGCCGATGACTGTTCGAAAAGATGTACCCCGAAGCCGTCAGCCCCCACCAGCCCGATTAATGGTGCGGATAACGATACCGCCACACCCAGCATCATGGACGGATTACCACCAGCCAGCCGCGCCACGGTATCGCGCCAACCCTCCGCCGTTCCTGCCACGGAATAGCCATTAACAGCAGCCGTTTTTCCGGTAAACAGGACTGGCTTTTCGCAATCACCAATGACCGAACCGTCCGGCATGATGTACGCGCCAAAATGCCAGCCCGTTGTTGTGCTTAACTGCCATTCCTCATGGCTTCCGCTTAACTGCATCCAGTCAGCCAGGATAGCCCTGTATTTGCCGTTAGTTGTTACGTTCAGTCCGTGGTCTTTCAGCAGCCGCCAGCCGTCACGGTCGCCAATGCCACCGCACGGAACCGCCATTGTTATGACTTCATGGTTTGCTAATTTTTTCCAGCGCATCACGCGGTAATGCTCTTTACCGATTGTCCCCGTTCCCAGTAGTTCAAGCGGGGAACATAACCACGTCTCAGGCCGGATAATTTCGCCTGACTGCTTATCCACTTTGGGCGTTACCCAGAAAACACCATCGGCGCGGCTTTCAACGCGTGGCTTTAATTCATCATCACCCTGGCTTTCTGTGATTTTTTTCTTTAAGGGCAACACCAGACTTTCCCCGCGCTCGTATTCGTCTTTCAGCCGGGCAAGCTGTGGTGTCCAGTCCTCCAGTAAATCGCCGTTCTCGTCACAAAAACAGGCTTCTTTAACACCAGCCACTGCCAGCAGGGTTTCAATCTGTAGCGCCAGTTTGTCATCCAGTTTTCCGGCACGTCTGACGATGGCGCGTGACCGACCCTCATCCACAATACGCAGGTTTTCCAGATTACCCAGGTCACGCCGTCCGAGATAAACAGGTGGTATTTTGTCGCCGCGCTTTCTGGCTTCTCCGCCCTGCATGTAATGCTCTGCGTGGCTGTATGCGTCATCCCCCGCAAAAATCACTGCATCCTCGCCTTTATCTTTCGGTAACAGTTTTACGTTCGGTGCCAGTTTCATTTTGCCTTTCCCCGTTCACGAATAATTTCACGTACTGCCTTAATGCGTTCCATTCCTGTAACGCGCATGATTCTGTCAATGTCGCTTAAGTTCGCTGGTGGTGCTTTGCTTACCAGGGTGAACTCCCTTTCAAAGCGCATATGCGACGACACGCAGGGATGCGCATAACCTTCGCGGATATAGGTCACGCGAAAATCATCGACGGTTTTAATCGTTATCGTGCTGCCGTATTTATCCCGGAAAATATCGCCGGGGCGGATTTCAGGCCGAGCGGGGCCGCTGGCAGTAAAGCCAGAATTTTTCTTTTTCATGTTTTTTACTCCAGAGGCAGCTTTTTAGCGGCGAGCTCAATATCAGATGTCAGAGAAACCTGTGTATTTGCCAGGTCTAACAACAAAGAAATAAGAATTTCTTCTCTGCTATCGGATTTATCGGTGCTAAGGCTGTTCATCCACATATTGACGACTTCCCTGATTTTTTTCGCAGAGTGCAGGGCTTCAAATGCCAGGTCTTCAATATCATGTTTATTTCGCATAATCGCCCCCGCGTAGCTGGTCTGCACTAACACCCGATTTAGTGAGCATTTCAGAAAATCCCGCAAGAGTGCTGATAAATTCGTTTTCCATTAAACGGCACTGACATTTAACCCGGCCTTTTTCCAGATACACCAGTACGCGCCCCGTATAATCTGACGGCACATTCAGCACTACAGGTAAGTGCGATTCATGATTATGCATGTCTCACCCCCTGAATATTCGCATTAATCATTCCGGCACGTTCTGCGAGTTCCTGTAATGATTCCCTTGTTGCGACAATGGCTTCATCTGGCAGGTGGTAATTACACACCACGCGACCTTTATCCACATTGACCAGTAGCTGCCCGGTAAATTTCTCACGAAACTGAACGCGGTTAAGGTCGGTAAGTGACAGGTTAATCATGGTGTTCCCCCTGGCGAATACGGGCAGCGAATACCATCACGCAGCCATCAGGAGATTGCTGACGCGCTTCCTGTTCGCTGGTGGCCTCAATGGTAATCACGCGCGGTTGTGCCGTGCTCAGGGCGATAAAACGCCAGATGTATTTATTCAGGTTGTACGAGTCCCGCCCTTGCGGGTGTCTGGTATAATTTCTCATAGCTGCCTCGATACGCTTTCTATCGTTGGTGGTTAGACGCCCTGCATGTGTGCCACCACTGCGGGGCGTTGTTGTTTGGTGCATCGCACCATTCGGTTTTAACCTATCAATAAGTGAATCGCACTTCAAGCCTTTCTCTGAAATTTTTTTTGTGTATACTGAATCGCACCAACTTAGAGAGGATTCAGTAATGGCAACAGGTTCAACAAATAATAAGTCGCAACAGTTAAATGCCAGATTCCCGCATGATGTTGTTGCAGACTTAGAAAAAAATTTAGATGAAGGTGAAAGCAAGGCGCAATTTATAGTTACTGCCGTTAAAGGTGAGATCAAACGCCGCCAGCGCCGCAAGGCCAAAGAGCAGGAGTAACCATCACCAGCGCCGTGGTGTAAGGTATTACGGCGCATTGCTATGCAGGACAACACAATGACCGATAAAGAATTGACCAAAACATTATCACCGACACGGAAAAGACGGCGCAGAAAGATAGAGCATGAATCAGAAAGATTCGCGCCATGTGCTTTTGCCCTTGAGCAATTCCTTAAAGAGTACAGGGAAAAGCGCTCATTGCAGGTATGGCAACGAACTGAACCAGACTGATTGCATTGCCCACCAGCCGCAAATGTGGCATTGTTGGTGATGCTTTTGTTTTCCCTTGTTCCCACTGGCGACCCTTTTGCGGTCGCCTTTGTTTTGCTTGTTATCCGGCAATAGTGGCGCTTCACCACACGGTTGATATAATTCCCCTGCACTGATCCATTTTTTTCGCAGCAGGTTAATTGTTCAGAAAGACGGTTCCTTATCGGGGCCGCTTTTTTTATGCCTGAAAATACCCGATAACATGGCTTTTTAGTTTCACCAGGACGAACGAAGCCCCGCCCCTGTTCGGGCGTATATCCAGTATTCATGGTTAGATCTCTGTGTTAGTGGATGGGTGGCGGCGGTGCGCCGCCAGCCTGATTAGTGAACTGCCTCGCGGCTGTCCTTCCATGCCAGAACTTCGGATAAAGACCAGCCAACGGAACGACCGCCGAGTTTACGCCGTGATGGGAATTGTCCAGTCTTCTCCAGGCGATACCGACATGAGCGGCTCAGGCCTGTAAGTTGCTGACATTCTTTTTCACGTATAAAGCGATCAGCGCTTAACACTATTGCCTCCGTCATTTCTCAAAGAGTCATTTGGTGTCTTATTGTGTCGTATTGTTCCCGCTAGAGTGATGAATGGCAAATATTGGTGACGGTCGTTTTACAGATATGGGGTAATTAGAATAAAAATACTTTTAATTCATTGTGATGTAGTAGCGTAAAATTTTGCTTTTACGCCTTTTTTACATATTTTTAAGAGTGATTCGCCAGTGTATAAAAAAACAGTATACATATAAAAATCAAATGGTTATGAATGAGTTTGATTTTTAATCCGCTTGTCCCATTTTGTTCCTTGTTGTTCGTCGTTGTGTCTCGTTGTTCCACGTTGTGTCCGTTCTGAAAAATCACGAAAAAAATTATATTTCTCTGGCTATTGGCAGTGTGGTTACGTTTTCGTGAGTACCCGCCAGTATCTCTAACCGCTCTGTCCACATGTCCAGCGCATTACGTTTCGCATCGAGATAACGGGAGTGGTTATAGACTCGCTGCATCCCTGGCATCTGGTGAGCGGTGAGTTGTTCGACAATATGCGGATCCACGCCTAAATCGTTCAGCATCGTGGTAAACGTGCGCCGTATATCGTGTAGTGACCAGTGCGGATGGTTTAATTTTTTGTGCGTGAATCTGCCGTATTGCGACACGCTGGCTTCCTGTTTCAGTTCCCCGAGTAATAGTCCTGTGTGTCGGTTCTGCTCCACCAGCCGTGTGACGAACGGTAAAATGCTTTCCGGTATTGGCCTGAATATGGCGACCTTCGTTTTGCTGTGCTCCTTCGGTACTGTCCAGAGCATTTCCTTAAAATCCCACTCCCTGATCTCCGACAGCCTCAGTTCTCCGGTTCGGCAACCAAACACAATCAGGAGGCGGATTAGTGCGCTGTAGTAGGGCGGGAATATTTTTTTATCCAGCGCCTGTAATAATTCGCCCAGTTCTTTGTTACTAAGCACGCGTTCGCTTATGCCTGGTTTTTTACCAACGTCCACCACGTTGAGATCATCCAGAGCGTTACTGACGACATAGCGGCGTTTACGACAGAATTTAAGCGCCTGTTTGCACGCCTGCATCATGTGACCAGACGTTACGGGGGATTTTTTGCGTATCCGGTCAAAACAGGCCAGCCAGTGACGTAATTCGCATTTATCCAGTGGCATGTTACCGATGTGCTGTATGACGTGATTATTCAGGCGACTTTTCAGGCATACATAATCGACACGGTTTTCCTTTACGTGCGTTTCCAGCCAGTAACTGATCGCATCGCCAACCGTTACGGGTTTTAACGCTTCCTGCACAGTGTAGTTCAGTTCATGACGTGGGTTTTTCCCTTCTGCCAGCCATGCACGACACTTTGCGGCTTTTTCCCTGGCTGCTTTAAGGCTCAGATCGGGATAGTTTCCCAGCTTCAGGCGTTCCGGTGTGGTATCCCTTCCCGTTCCAGCCCTGTAGGTGAAGTACCAGGTCAATTTACCTGATGTTAAATATTTCACGCTCAGATTACCGCCATCGCTATAGAACGTATTTTTCTCCGCTGGCTTACCATAAAGTTTTCTTAACAATGTATCGCTCAGTTTGTTAAGCGCTCTGCTCAC